TCGATTACAGCCATGACGGACACTCCACTTTTTTTGTATACTCCGTGAGAGATTTAACGCCCATGGAATTGTTCATTTCCCGGACGAGATTGGCGAACATTTTCTGCGCCTTCCCCGCCTTCTGCTGAAGGTTTGCCATGATCCTCTTTTCTCCCTCGGTCAAAACGATATCAACCACGACTTCGTTTTTCTGGCCGAACCGCCAGCACCGCCTAACCGCCTGGTAGTAGGCTTCATAGCTGTGAGACGGGAAATAGACGACGTGCGCGGCGTGCTGCCAGTTGAGACCCCACCCGCCGATGCGGGGCTTGGTTATGATCACCCGCGACTGGCCGCTCCGAAAGGCATTGAATTTTTCCTCCTTGGCGTCGTCGCTATCATCACCGCTGACCTGTACCGCGTCGGGTATCAGTTCCTCCAGAAGATCGCCCTCGTCGTTCAGGTGGCACCACACCACCGCCGGACGGCCGTGCTGCACAAGCGTTGCTGCCGCCTCGCACCGTTGGGTCAGCGTGCGCTTGCGTTCGGCCCGTTGCTCAAAAAGGTTAACCGCCGGCATCGTGAACAGCATTCCATCTGGTGGCTCGTCTATGTCCACCAGGTGATTGCGCTCGACAAGGGGCGGCAGAACAAACCCACCGTCATCGAAACCAAGATCGGACGGCTTGCGGCACGCCCTCGCCCACGAAGTCACCCAACGCCAGAAAGGCGTCTCCGCGTGTCCTTTGAACCGCCACTTGGGTGCCTCTCCATACATGCGCTTGGTCGCCACGTTGTTCTGGTCGTTCTTGAAAAACCTTCCCAGCATGTCAATGTGGCCGAGATACCCCAGCGCCTCGGACGACGTTCCCAACTCGGTGTAATCGTTCGGTGCGGCGGTCGCGGTTGCCAATAACCGGTACGGCACCTTCCGCATGAAGTCGGTTATTTCCTGCTTCCGTTTGCCATCGAACGATTTCAGGATTGAACTTTCGTCGCAAACGACGCCGGAAAAATCCTGCGACGAAAACAGGTGCAGACGTTCGTAGTTCGTAACGATGATCCGCGCCCCGATATTGCTGCCGTCAATGGATCGGCGGGCCTCAATAGAGAATTTTTCCGCCTCATCAACGGTTTGCTGAGAAACAGACAGGGGCGCCAGAATGAGAACGGGCTTGTTTTCTTTTTCGACTACGTTCTGCGCCCACACTAGTTGCATCGGGGTTTTCCCCATGCCGCAATCGGCAAAAATGGCGGCCCGGCCCTTTTGCGTGGCCCACTCAATCAAATGGGTCTGAAAGTCGAACAGATAGTCGGGGAGAAAAGACGGAGAAAACCCGAAGTTACCCGACAAATGCGTTCTGGATTCGAGAAAGCTTCTATACTCATCAGCCACGATCATCCCCTTGTTTCCCCCTTAGAGCCACGAACAATTCCGCGAAGTGTTCCTCCGCCCTGTACCCAGCCATGCGCAGCCGTTCTATTTCGTCCGCCGCCTCGTTCGCCAGAAGCCCGTCCTCCGCGTGTTTCGGACGCGGAAATCTCAGGCGGATGCGATCAACGATGTCCATGTATCCGCCGCTTTTCCCGCCTCGTGAATACCGACCTCATCGCCTCGGTGGCGAGGTACCGCCGGATTGCCCGCTCAACTTCGCGGACCGCTCACGCCCCCGCCCTCCGCGTCGCCTCGACCCGGTCGAACAGCGGGCCGGTTTCGATGCGGAAATTCGGGACGTACTTCGACTTCGTGTAAGCCCATAGCGCCATCGCGTCGGCGATATTGTCGTCCCCGCGGTAGTCCCAGCCGAGCTGCCGGCAGCGCGCCATGGTCGCCACCTTGGGCTTCGGCATATTGCCGTTGCCGAGAAAGTGCTTGCGCACCCGCGAGGCGTGAACCAGCTCGCACCGGATGTCCTTGGTGTAGCAGACGCCCTCGGTCAGCAGCGCCATGCCGCACAGCATGATGATCTTGTTGAGGTTCCCGCCGGTGGCGATGGGCTCCTCGTAGGCGACGAAATCGGGCTGGTAGACGGTCAGCGCGTTCCACAGCCACCGCTGGTACAGGTGGGCGAACCGGCCCTGATGGTTGCCGGCGCTTGAAAAGCTGACCACGCCGGTAAGCGGCGGACAGACGTTCGGTCCGTCCACCGCAAACCCGGTCGCCTCTTTCGACCCGTCGATGGCGAGGACCTTCACGCCGTCCCCGCCGGGTCGCCCATGTAGTCCGGCGCCGAGTCCGACGCCGCGGCTTCCGGGAAGCCCATGTCGGACTGGAACCCCAGCCCGCGAGCCCTGAACTGCTCGCGGATGTCGTCCAGGAATGCCTGGCGGTCGTCGTCCGAGCGCGCCTCCACCTTCTGCGCGAAGTCGAACGCCTCCAGCCCGATCCCCGCGTCCTTGAGCCGCTTGCGGATCTCGGACGCTTCCTCGTTGAGTGCGGACCGCTTCTCCTTGATCGTGTTCATCTGCCGCGCGCACTCGTTGATGATCTGCGTGCGGGCCTTCATGTTGTGCTCCGGGTCGGTCCCTGCGGCGCCGATATTGCCGCTGCTCTCGCCCCGGTCGCTGACTTCCTGATTCCGTCTGCGTCCTCGTGTCATGTTCAAGTCCTTCGTTTGTGGGTGGTTTCCTCAATTCTTCGGTAGCGTCACGCCGGCTTTTCTGCGCCGGCTTCCCTGATGATTTCGTCGATCCGCCTCATCCCCGCACCATCGCCACAATGGCCCACAAGACGAACAGCACCGCCGCAATCGCGAGTGCGAACCATCCCCGCCGCCGGTCGCGCGCCTGCCGCTCACGCTCGCGGGTGGCCCTTGTCTTGATCGTCGAGCGGCTTTGCATGCCGACCGGATAGCGGGTGGGTTTCATGCCGTTACCTCAAAAAACCGCCCCGGCCGCCGAAGCGACCGAGGCGAGTTCAGGGGAGGCGTCAATAGGATGGGATGAGGATCCATTGACACGACTAGCGGCCGATACGCTTGCCGCCCTTTGCGCCGACGGTGGGGTGCCGACGCGAAGCTGGTTGTTCCCGCGGGCTATCCGTCGCCTCGCCAGCGAGCCGGGGGTGGATGGGGCCGTGGGGACGCCCTTCGACGGACCCGGTGTGTTCATGGCTTGGCCCTCCCGTTTTTCAGGAACGCCTTCGGTAGCTTGATGCCCTCGCGGGCGGCGGCTTCCTTGAGCGCAGCGTGACGCCACGCGGGGATTTCGCCCGTTTGCTTCCAGTAGTGAATTGTCGTCGTCGGAATCCCGGTGGCCCGATGAGCCGCCGTTATCCCCCCAAGAGCCGCGATTACGGCCGCTGCAATGTTCTCGTCCATATCCCCTTATACGAAAATCGGGCATGGCAGGCAAGAAAAAATATTCGAAAACCGAATTAGGGCTTGCCAAGTTGGGTGCGAATTTCGTATAAAGGCCCATCGCCCGACGCCGGGCAGGAACGGAGGATCACAAAATGGCTGAGGTAAAAGAGCGTGCGGTTCTGGTCACGACCGCCCATCGCGGCGTATTCTTCGGATACGCCACTAAGACAGACGGGCAGACGATAAAACTTCGGGCTGCGCGCTGCTGCATCTACTGGCCGGTGGAGAACAAGGGCTTTCTCGGGCTGGCGTCCGATGGCCCGCTGCCAGGGGCTCGCGTCGGCCCCGCCGCCGACATCGCACTGCGCGACATCACCTGTGTGGCCGAATGCACGCCGGTCGCCGTCGAGGCGTGGGAGAAGGCGCCATGGCGGTGATCCTGCGCGGCACGGCACCCGGCTGGTCCGGGTCCGGGGACGGGGACGGGTACGGGGACGGGTACGGGGACGGGTACGGGGACGGGTCCGGGTACGGGTACGGGTACGGGTACGGGTACGGGTCCGGGTACGGGTACGGGGACGGGTACGGGGACGGGGACGGGTACGGGGACGGGTACGGGGACGGGTACGGGTACTACTGGCGAGCGTGCCTCACATTTTTTGCCGCGAAACTGCCGCCGGATCAGCGGGCGCGCCTTGCCGCCGCGCAAACAGCCGGCGCCACCATCGCATTCTGGCGCTCGACGGCCGACGGCCGCGCCGCCAACGGCGGGCGGAATGACCCGGTATCTCCCGGCACAATAGAACGGGCCGGCGGCCCGCTGCGCGACCAGTGCGGGGGAAACCAGCTACACGCGACGCTTAGCCCGCCGAAATGGAAAGGCGAACGCTGGTGGATTGTGGCCCTGCACGGCGAAGTGCGCGGGGACGATGAAAAGATGTGGTCGCTTGAACGCGAGATCATCGGTGAGTGCGTTTGATCGCCCGACGCCGGGCAGGAACGGAGGATCACAAAATGGCTGAGGTAAAAGAGCGTGCGGTTCTGGTCACGACCGCCCATCGCGGCGTATTCTTCGGATACGCCACTAAGACAGACGGGCAGACGA